GGGCTAACTACTTGAATAAGCTACGTAAAGTTTATGACCAATATGATAACCTATAAAGACTACAGAAAGACGAACATAGACAAGTTACATAGGGAAAAGAGAACAACCCTAAGAGCTAAAGACCATGTACGGTATTGGTTTTTTAAAGACACTGCATTTGAAAGATTAAACCCTGAAGAATAAAAATGTTTGAGGAACAACTACAAGAGATAATAGAACACATACTAGCTCAATATGATGGTTACTGTTTTGTAATAGGCAAAGCAAACCTAGAAAAAGCTGGAGATATTAACGAATACATGGGTTATCCTGTAATCTATTCACCACTTGTAGAGAAGACGGATGAAACCGTTTACTTTGTACCAATGACAAGTCACTTCATAAACACGAACAACTAATGGAAGAAAAAAAGAAAAAAGGAAGACCAAGAAAGATAGAGTCACCTGAACAACTACACGAAATATTCAAAGCATACAAAAAGTATGTAAAGGAAAACCCTAGATACAAATACACACTATCTCATAGAACAGGAGACATGGTTCCTGAACCTTTAGAATGTCCTCTTACAATGGAAGGCTTTGAAGTCTACTGTTGGCAAAAGTTTGACCTAAGTGTTAATCATTATTTCGATAATCAGAAGAACGCATACGAAGATTTTTGTACCATCTGTACGCACATAAGAAGAGAAATCCGTAACGACCAAATCTCAGGAGGTATGGTAGGACAGTACAACGCATCAATTACACAGCGTTTAAACAACCTAAAAGAACAGGTAGAAAACACGAACATAGAACAGCCATTATTCAATCTGAATGAGTTTAAAGATAACGACAGCGATAAGGAAAATCTATAAGCTAGAAAAACGCATAAAGATAATTCAAGGTGGAACAAGTGCTGGGAAAACGTTTGGAATTATTCCTGTACTCATAGACAAAGCTGCTAGGACTTCAGGAATGGAAATAAGCATAGTAGCAGAATCTATTCCGCATCTACGAAGAGGTGCGCTTAGAGACTTTGAAAAGATAATGAAGTGGACTGGTAGGTTCTTTGAATCCAACTTTAATAAGACGTTACTCAAATACGAATTTGCTAACGGTTCATTCATTGAGTTCTTTAGTGCAGACGATTCAAGCAAACTTAGAGGAGCAAGGAGAGACATCCTGTACATCAATGAGTGTAACAACGTAACGTTTGAATCTTACAATGAGCTTTCCATCCGTACACGTAAAGAGATATTCTTAGACTTTAACCCAGCAAATGAATTTTGGGTGCATACCGAACTAAAAGACGAACCTGACGCTGACTTTATAATTCTAACATACAAGGACAACGAAGCCTTAGACAAATCCATAGTAGACCAAATAGAAAAGAACAAGCTCAAAGCTGAGACATCTTCTTACTGGCGCAATTGGTGGTTGGTATATGGTGAGGGTCAGGTAGGAATGTTAGAAGGAGTTGTATTCTCAAACTGGAAGACAATAGACACAATACCAAAAGAAGCAAGGCTTATCGGAATAGGTTTAGACTTTGGATACACGAACGACCCTACTTCAATTATAGAAATCTACACTCACAACGGACAGCGAATAGTAAACGAACTTGCTTACCGTACAGGAATGCTAAACTCTGACATTGCTAAAATCTTACCTAAGAATGTAGTAGTCTATGCTGATAGCGCAGAGCCTAAATCAATAGACGAGATTAGACGCTACGGTATAAACATCAAAGGAGTAACCAAAGGCAAGGATTCGATTAATTACGGTATTGATGTCATGCAGCGAAACGAATACTTAGTAACGTCAAGCAGTACTAATTTAATTAAAGAGCTTAGGTCATATTGTTGGGACACTGACAAGACAGGAGTCAGGTTAAACAAACCAGCAGGAGGTAATGACCACGCAATAGATGCGTTCAGGTATCATGAAATGGAAACTTTAGGTATAAATAGTCACTACGGAAAGTACCACGTAAGGTAGCAAGGTACAAAAACACGAATTAAAGTTAATTAATTATGAAGGTAACAATAGACGTTCCAAGCAGTTTAGCAGATATCACTTTAGAACAGTATCAGTATCTTATGTCAATTCAAGACGAGAATGATTCTGAAGACTTTGCTTCTAGAAAGCTGATAGCTTGTCTGTGCAAGATTCCTTTATCTGATGTGTTAAAGATTCAATACACGTCAATTATAGAGCTACTAGAGAAGTTTAACGCTATTTTCAGAGAGGATAAATTCCTTATTCAGAGATTTGAGTTGGGAGGTGTAGAGTTTGGTTTTGTTCCTGAGTTAGAAAGTATTTCATTTGGTGAGTACATAGATGCTGAGAAGTATTTAAGTGATTGGTCGACAATGAATAACGCTATGGCAGTTTTATACAGACCAGTAGTCAAACGAAAAGACGAAAAATACACAATAGAAGACTACCATACTTCAGCTACTTATGCAGAGGTAATGAAAGCCATGCCGTTAAATGTAGCTTTAGGCGCTCAGGTTTTTTTTTGGAATTTAAAAAGAGACTTGTTACTCGCTACGATGGATTATTTAGCGGAGGAGCTGACGGAGATTCCTCAGGAGATTATAGCGCAACATCTGTCTTTGCCCAAAGATGGGGGTGGTATCAATCAGTATATCAACTCGCTCAAGGAGATGTTAGAAGATTTGACGCAGTTACCGCTTTACCGCTCCATCAGTGTTTAACTTATTTGACATTTGAAAAGGAAAGGGTAACGCTAGAGAATAACGAGATTAAAAGACAAATGAAAAGATGAAAGCATACACATACCTACTAGAGGAATTAAAAGCAGAGATTGAAACTATCCCAATGGTGACTACGGTTACTCAGGGTGGACTAGATGACATCGACAACTACAAACAGACTTTATTCCCTTTGGTTCACATTATCGTAAACAGCGTGACGGCTTCATCTAATACATTCACTTTTAATGTTAGTATTATCTCGATGGATGTAGTTGACATAGCAAAAGACGAAACTACAAATATCTTCTACGGCAATGACAACGAAATAGACGTCTTGAATACTACAATGGTTATTTTAACACGAATAATTGAGGTATTGATAAGAGGTGAGCTATCTAGAAAAATGGAAATAGTAGGAACTCCTAATATGCAGCCATTTACAGAAAGATTTGAAAACTATCTAGCTGGATGGACAGCGACAATGGACATAATCGTACCTAACGACATGAGCATTTGCTAATGATGACAGGGCAGCAAATACGGAAAGAGTTAGAGAAGTTTCAAAAGTACGTTATTTCTCAGGCTAGAGCTAATTTAACACGGTTAAAAAAGAATTCTTCTAAGAATTTGTACGACAGTTTAAAGGGTCAAGTTACCTATAAGAAAGGTGACTACACTGTAGAGATTGAAATGGACACATACGGACTATTCGTAGATAAGGGAGTAAGTGGTAAAGAGAAAAAATACAACACTCCTTACTCGTATAAATCAAAGATGCCACCACCCTCTGCACTTGACCAATGGATAGTAAGAAAAGGAATAGCACCTAGAGACGCAAAAGGCAGATTTATAACTAGAAAGTCTTTGCAGTTTTTAATAGCTAGAGGCATATACAAAAACGGTATAGCTCCTAGTTTGTTTTTGACTAAACCATTTGAGGCAGCAATGAGAAGATTACCACAGGATGTAGTCACAGCATACGGAATAGATATAGAAGCGTGGATGAGCGCAACAGTAGAAAAAATAAATAGAAAATAATGGCACTAATATTCGCACGGTCACCATTTATTATAGATGTAAACGAGGTGAACATGATAGGTTCTAAAATTGACGTTTACATAGGGCAAGGTATGTCATTACCAGCACAGCCTACATACATACTAAGTAAGAACTCACCAAGCGTTACAAACTATAGAACGGTGTACAACATATCTCCGTTTATACGAGAGAAGATAAATCACAATGTCTACCAATCTACTTACAATACATTTGGAGGTAATGCACCTACAAGTCAGTGGTCAAGAGTAAGAGTAGTAAGATATAAACGAACAACTGCTGGTACGTCTTTGCTTGACACTACAGATTATATTGCTTTGGATGGCTACGGATTCTACGAAGAAGGTTATAACCCACAGTTAGTTCCTTACTTTTTGCCACAAGGAACATACTACTACAACTACGATGTATCAGCAGATTTTGCAAACAACCAATTAAGTAGAGTTGGACATTTTAACTTTGAAGGTGACAATAACTACACAGTAAAATACACGAACCTAGTTTCAGGCGCTAACGTAACATACACAGTTACTTCTTATGGTATTAAAGAATATCCTAGATTAAACCAAGCATATTACGCAGACGGGAATAAGGTTGAGCTATCAGATGAGTTAGGCAACCTATTAGCGACATGGTATTTTAGACCAATTATTGAATGTAGATATGAACCAGTAGTAATTGACTTTGTTAATAAGTTTGGTTCATGGCAAAGAGAATGGTTCTTTAAAGCAAGTTTTGAACAACATGAAGTTAAGACTACTCCATACAATTTACTACAGAGTAACCTAGTGAACTACTCAGTTACTCAAGGTCAGCGTAGAGACTTTAACATAAACGGTCAAGAAAGCATTAAGGTAAATTCAGGCAATGTTAATGAAGTCTATTACGGTACACTTTTAGATATTATCATGAGTGAGAGAATTATGGTGAATGGCGAACCTGCTGTTATTAAAACTAAGAGCATAGCCAAACTAAAAGACGTAAACACGAAAACATTCA